TAAGTGCTGTTTTTAATGATGGATGATTTCCTGTCACAAGTTCTCTCAGTTGTTGTACTGTATTCTTTTCTTGAGAAGCTGCTCTACGTGTAAGTGTTTGTATTTCACCCCTTAGTATTTTAGCTTCAGCTGACTTCTTAGGTACTTGTTTAAGAGCTTTCTTAGCATCTTCTATACCTACTTGAATTATGTCATAATCTTGTATTAAAGCCTTACGAATAGACTGTGCCTTAGCAAGTTTAATCTCTGATAAATGTCTAGCTAATTGAATAGCTTGTTTATTATCAGTTTCTTTAGCTACTTGCTCCACCAGTGTTTTAGCTTGTTCCTTACCAAGTTTAATAAAACCAGCATCATTATCAAGCATCTCTTTAACTGCTTTATTATTAGCAAAAGAGTCCATCGCACTACGCATACCAACACCCATACCAATACCAGCCATGAATATAGGAGTACTAAATTCATAGTCTTTCTTATATGCATTCCATACTAACTCTTGTCCACCTTGTTCAACAGTCTCAGCAGCTACTAACCACCCAAGCTTCTTAGCTGATGATAGTGATTTAAACCCAACATTAGTTAATGTTGCTGCACCTTGAGCTGCTATAGCTGAAGTTACTGGCATAAATACTGCTGCATCAAGCATCATTGAACCCATAAAGTTAACACCACTTATCACAGGATTTTCCTTAGCATAAGCGTCCATTTCTTTAAGACGTGAGTTACGTTGATTCATCATATTACCAACCATTCTAAAATCTTTTTGATTGTATGAATAATCTGCTAGTAAACTAACAAGATCTTCACTATCTAAATTCTCAGTAAAGTGTTCATATAAGTCATCATCTTTTGGGTTAAAGTTAGGATCTATTTTATCACTAGTTAATGCACCTTGCATAACTCTCTGTATACCTAAACCGATAGCTGAATCTTCAGTCAAGTGATCAACGAAATTGTCACCAGCTTCATCAATATCTGACTGTTCAATATTGGGTATTCTTTTAACCTTATCTGTTAAATAGCTTGGAGTCTCTTTTATAAAAGACTTTACTGCATTAATTGCACCACCAGTAGATATGGTTGATCCACCGAAGTCTGAATGCTTCTGATTAACAACTGTTCTCTTAGCTTCAAATTCGTTATGTTGTTTCTTAACAAACTTATTAACTTTCTCATAAGCTACTTGAGGTGAATGTTGCTGAATAGATATACTATCTTCCTCGTCAAAGTTACCATTAACAGATCTGTTTACCTTAGAAGCACCTTCAAATGTATTAGGTGCCTCTGGTATCTCAGTGATCTTCTTGTTAAATACGTCACTCATTACTTGATTCTGAAAACTCATAGGCATAGGTTGCATAACTAAATTATTATGCATATCACTGATATCCATTTTAGGAGCCTCTTGAAACATTCTTAGGTAATCTGTAGCTTTAGTACCATTAGCATCTTCAGGTATTTTACCTGATTTTAACATTTGATTAACTGCACCTGCACCAACTAAATGTGATGCCGCTATTAAACCTTCTTCTGTGATATTTAAACCACCTATTTTCTTACCTACAAATTCTAAAGAACCCTTACTTTTAAGGTATCTTTTTAGTGTAGGTTTCCATTCTTTAAAAGCACTTTCTTGAGCCTCTTTACTGGCTAGGAAATCCTCCTTACTATCTATGTCATTTTTACCTAACCATTTACCTTTAGAATCTTGATAACCTAAATCTTGTAAAGCCATCCCACCAAACTGATACTTACCTAGATATCCTAGTTTATTTACAGCATCATATTTTCCTCTAGATTCCCTCCAAGCTATTTTACCAGCAAAGTTTAAGCCTTCAGGTATTTTATCTTTAGACATATTTACCTCCTATGGAAGAACACTAAGATCATTTATAAAATCGAATTGTTCAACTGATTGTCTCTTCTTAATATTTTTTGCTCTGTCTGCATCACCTTTTGCTTCTGCTTCTGCGAAAGACATTTCTTCTTTCATTCCCGTAATCTTTTTACGAACAGGTGCTGGTGAGTTGCCAATAAAATCTCTCATCTCATCATAAGTAAATGAACCTTGAGGCATACCATCTAACATCATTTCATATTTACCTGTTTTGGCAAAGCTATGTGTCTTCTGTATGCTAATTTCATTATTAGTATCCCATTCAGTAAACCAACTATCACCAGTAAAGGCATTAGCTGCTTCAGCTTGTCTGAACTTCTGAATCTCTGGGAAACGTGAAGCATCCTTAGCAAAAGCTTTTATACTTTCATTGTTAAGAAATTGATGTTCTTTAGGTATAGTTATCTCATCTCTATTAGGCATCTCAAAGCTTTTATTACTAGACTTGAATAATGATAAAGCTGATTCCTTAGCCTTACTATCAGACATTCCTGCCAGTTTAAAAGAGTAGAAATTATGAGCTATCTCTTGACCATTCTGTACATTACTGACAAAATCCTCAGTAGTCCAATCAGCATCCTTAGATACATCATCTAACCACTCTTTGTCCACCTTAGTGTCCTCAGTACTAGTCAATTGTCCTCTAGAATTAAAGGTCGTAGCTGCACTATTTAGAGCCTCTATAGCTGCTTGTTTAACACCAGCATCCATTGACTCATCAGCATGTAACCTAGCTAACCCACGTATCTTACCTACCTGTGCTGCTCCTAATATCTGTTCAACTGATTGTCCTGAACCAGAAGCTACTGCCTCTAATGTCACTATAGCATCATTAGCTTTAGACCACTTTTCAGCACCTATACCTGAAGGTTCAGTAAACATATCCTTAACAGTGTCAGGTATTTTACCACCACCATGTATGTATTCACCAAACTGATGTTGTATCTCAGTGTTACCTAATTGTGCTGATATATCATCAATACTAAAAGTATCACCAGTTAGCTTAAGTATAGATGTGAAAGACCTGTCATATAGAGCTTGCTGCTCTTTATTAGTTTTACCAGCCGATTCATCAAAAGCACCTGACTTTCTAGTAATGTTTTCTATATATGATTCTGATTTAACCAGTATGCTATTCTCAGACTTAAAAGACTTCCTAAGCTTATGTTCATCTTGAGCTGTCAATGGTCTCCCACTAGCTCTAAACTCTTCAACTTGCTTATCAATATTAACTTCTATACCCTGATTAGTCACATTATATAACTGCTCTTTAAATGAATCAAGACCTTTAGAATAGTTAAGCTTATCAGCTGCTGCACCCTTTTTAGCTACGTGTGCTGCAAGTTTATTATATTCCTCATCAGTATCTTCAACACCCATCATATCTCTAAATTCTTTATTAGCTACAACTTCAGATAATATAGAGTTTTGTGGATCAGCTGCTTGAATCATTATTCCCCTGAACATTGAATCTTGCGACTGTTTTTTAGTTAAACCCAGTAAACTCTCTGTTGCCTCATCGGGTAGTCCTACTTCTGTAGCTGTACCTACAACATGTGCTAATGTAGATTCATTTTTAAGGTTAACCATATGTGCCTTAAATTGATTCACATCAATAGATCCTGCTGTGAGTTGTTGAGCTAAACTAGAAGCCCTCTCTGCTGTAGCATTACCCACCTTCTTAACATGTACGTCATTACGTTTATTAATCATTTGTGTCAGTACTTGACTACGCATACCTTCTATATCATCTCTGAGTTGTTTATTAAATGATTTATCCTTATAACCATCCATAAATTCCTCAGTTACATCATTAAACATGCTATTTAAACCAGCCTTACCAACATTATCCAAATCTTTAGTATCAGATAACTTCTGAGACATTTTTTCTACATAAAATGGTATCTCTGCATTACTCTCCAACCTATGTTTAGCATTTATATTATCTTGGTACTTACCATAGATCTTAGTAGCTGAACCAGCCATGTTTAATAAAAAGTCAACACTTTGGTTAGCCTGTTGAGCTTGTGCGTTCGCATTGTTGTCAACACCAGTTTCATTAGTTTGAGCTGCTTGTGATAAGTTAGCACTACCTAACTGTGGTTTATTGAAAAACTTGCTTGCCATATTGCCTCCTTATTATTTATCTGAACCAAAACTACCATCCCATTTAGATGCGAATGTAGTTACAGCCCCTGATATACCTGCCATAGCTATATTAGCATCATTAGCCGTTGTATCAAATTGCTGTAGGTTATTTATTTGTGACACTATCTGGTCACTTTGTCTCATTAGACCTAGGAACTGTCTATCAGTATCCTTTACAGCCATCTCACTTGCTTGTATATGAGCTTTCTCCACTTCATTCTGCATAGTAGCTGCCATAACATCTTTGGTTCTACCAGAGACACCAGAGCCTACAAATGCCTGTGCGAATGCATCTTGTGAATCTAATTTACTTTCTTCAATTAGTATATCATTTCTCATTTTATTTTGTTTAATCTCTACATTATTATTATGTAGATTTTGTGTACTAAGCTCAAACTGATTACGCATCTGTCTAATCCTAGCTTGATTCTGCTTACGAATACGTCTAGCCTCATTAACACCTTTCTGAGCTGCACCTGCTGCTTGTATTAAGCCAGATACTGCTGCCATTGCTAATACTCCCATATATCCTCCTATTCAAAGGGGGGAGTTATCTCCCACCCTGTTCTATTAATTGTCCTTGCCATTCTAGACTTATTATCTGTAATGGTGTGAACGTGTTTACTGTAGATATCTTAATAACTACATCGTGTGATCTTCCGTTTACTGGAAACTTAGCCTCACGAGTGTTAACTGGTTCTCTACCTACTACAATATTACCTAGTAATTCAGGTATAAAATTGTGTGTATATATTACTCTCTTTGTTCTCTCTACGGTTATATTTAACCGACCACTATAACCTAGTGATATAGCCATTCTTCTTAACATTAATAATGCATAACCAATCTTAGTTAAAGTACCATCTTGACTCTGTGATCTCGGTACTATTTCACTAAGTGTCACTGAGGACACATAGGTATTCCCATCTACACTATTAGCTGTACCAGATGTTACTAATTTACCAAGACTCTGCTCAACAGTTATTATACCATCAAGATTAGCTGACAACCCAGTGTCTGTAGTATAGTAATCAAGATAAGGTACATACCCTATTTGAGAATCAGTGTCTTCTGATATTTCAGCTGGAACTAATGATAATGTACAGAATAACGTATTGGTGTTATCTGTATCTTCAAATACAATCTTTATAGAATCACCATCTGAATAGATGTATTTTATATCGTACTTGAATGTCCATTTATGCCAAGCATTCTGTAAGATCTTACCTTCACTTACATAAGTATTTTGTATGTATAGGTTCTTCTTATCAGCATCTGTTCTTGCTAGAAATATATCATTAGAGAATAAACTCTGTACTATCTCACCTGCTATGAACTTCTCACAATGTTTTGTTACAGGATTATCAGTATACCCAATACCTGATTCAATATCTTGTTGGAAGGATTTAACCGTGGTAAAACTACCTTGTTTGATAGGGAAATACATTGCTCTACGTACGTTAATAGGTACGTTATTACCTAGATCAAATGAAGACACCTGTGCAAATATAGCACTAGATATGTCTAAGTTTGTAGGCATTGCTAGAACACTTTGAGATAGACCAGTATTAATTATGATCTTATTATCAATAGTGAATATATTATCTATCTTTCTATATCCTAGTTTACTAGAATCTAGTTCTAAGTCTACTGCATCACTAATTAGATATGAAGATGTAGTTGTTCTATACAGATTGTAATACTCATCAATAACACTGAACAGTAAAGTACTTTCTGAAGCAAATCCTAATCTAGAGTTATATAGTATAATATCTTTTATCTTACTACCTACTATAGATGGTGCTGGATTACTTAGATCATCACCTGCTGCTGGTACAGTGAATGTAGAATGAGCTACTGTTATAGTAGTCACACCTGCTTTAGTTATTGTAGCTGGCATAGTCTCATTATTTATAGTAGTCGTATAGCCATTAGTCTCTTCAACCCAAGCCTCAAATTCTGAACTATATCTAAGATAGTAAGTTGTTAAATCTTCATTAACGCTAGCATTGACTCTAACTAGAAAGTTAGCTGTACCTACTGGTGTTAATGAATCAGTTATGTCAATAGGTATTTTACTAGGCAATATTGATGGATTTATAATGGTCTTATCATTATCTCTCTCAGCTTCCTTTATAGTATATAGATACTCACCATAATCACATTCCACTGTAAGGTTGACTAAACTACCATCTCTAACTATACAGGTATTATTCTCCTGTGTTTGAGACTGTAAAGTAGCTGCCATTGTAGTAGCTATATTAGACGTTGAAACCGCTGTACCTGTAACAGTACCATCCATTAAACCCTTAACTATAGTAGCTGGTGTATCTGTTGTACCTGCCTTATAGTGTGCTACTGCTGTTGCTGCACCGTTTCTATATATCTTATATGTAGCACCTGATGTAGCTGTTGTTACCCAAAAAAGTGCTCTAGCGTTTAATGCAGTACTTGCTGCTGGTGTAGCATTGAGTGCCACTGTAATACCCCTATTAAGTATAATTAAACTGTCACTAGTTTCTATACTAGATATATCATTCTTATCTGTATGAGTTAAGTATGTCTTAACTGAAGCAGCTTGTGTGATTGTAGTGGTATTAGCATTGTTCTCATCAAATCTATATACTGTACCATCTGGTTTAATACCAAGTGCCACCTTTTCTTCATCAATTGTCATAGTGATCATTGCGTGTTCTTCATCATGATCCCACCCAGCATTCTGAGTCTCTACATCATCTAATGCTGCTGGACTACGCCTAGTCAACACTCCTGATATATCTGGTATCATGTTTACTTGTTCTTCAACTTGGTTGTCTAAGCGAACACTAGGTGCCTGTTGTGACACCCCGTTAATGAGGCTTCGTATTACTCTACTAATTAAGCTCATAATTACCCCCTATTTTTAAATGCTATATTCTGTGCTCTTGTAGATTCTAGCATGTTTAAATCTCTGTTGTCTATATCTTCAGCATCTAGTGCCATCTTCTTATTAAATACATCTTGCTGTATTCTAGAGTCTAACTCTGGTGAACCAAAGTACTCTGCGTTATATCTAAGGCTTGCTTCAGCTACTACATATTGTCTAAATGATTGTGGTAATAAGTCCCAAACTAATTCTGAAACAATATTAGCATATAAATCAATAGTGAATACATATGTATTTAGTCTTTTATTAAAAATTCTTAAACCTCTTTGTACGAAATACCCATTATCTCTAGGTATATCTACACGTATAGTATCTGTTGATAGGTTAATATAACCATCACTATCTTTAAGTAATAGTACTTCATCAACTTCATTGAACCAATATCCTTCTGATTGTTTTTGTCTTGAGATCTCTAGTAGTACTCTTCTTGCTACTACTGCTTGTTCATACGTACTGTTTACGTTTGAAACGGGTGCATCACCAGTTACACTTAGTATCTGATTGATTGCCTCTAATTCTGTTAATAATGCCATTTAATCCTCCTTATATTTTAGTTGTCAAAAAAAGGGGAAGCAATTAAGCCTCCCCCCTAAAAACCCCTAGGAGTTATTTATTATGCTTGTTCTTCACAGCCCATAGTAATTGCTGATCCATGATTAAGGATACCATACCCAACAGCCATTTTACCAACCATAAGGTCAGCTAAACGTGTAGGAATGTAATCAGTCCTAATAGATACAGAAAGTAACTCTAAGATACCAACACTTTCTTTTGCGAATAGAACACCATAAGCGTTCTCATCACCAGTTGTTGATGTAACAGCTGGAAAGTTTGGTGAGTACATTACTTTAGCACCTAACATCATAGGTACTTTACCACTTTGTGCGTAAGGATCATTAACCCAAGTAAGCCCAGTTTGTGCTGCATTGTTTAATAATGCAAAGTAAGGTTGTGGTCTGAATAAGAATACTGGATCACCAACGCAATCTTTCTCTCTAAATTCAGTCATTGCTTTATGCGCAAGAACAACTACTTGTGCACCAGTAAGTGCTGTGTTGAAATCATTTTGATCTTGAGTGATACTAGAGTATACATCATCAGCAAATGCTAATAGACCAGCTGTAGAAGCTGCTGAAGCATCAACGATACGTCCTGCTTCAATTACTTTAGCAATGATAGCGATATCTACTGATTTAGAGATAGCTCTACCAATCGACTCAATATGAGCAGATTTCGCATTGTAATGAACCATTGCACTATCTAGATCAGAGATCCAAGAATGTGCTACAGTAAGATCACCAATTGAGATAACTCTTTCTGTTGCTTTAACAGATTGTAAAGAAAGCTCTGCTAGAGTTTCTTCATCTCTGCTTGCTGCTGTAGCGTTACCTACAACTGGAAAAGCTTTAGATTTACCATTGTCAATACTGTCATTAGTAATTAATGCTCTTGCTACGTTATTTTCCATGAAATATTTTAATACATCAGTTGCTGCTTTACGTTCAAATAGTTGTCTATCTACCGTTCCGTCTAATACTGCACCGTTGTTTACACCTTGCGACCCATAAGCCATATTTTACTCCTTTGTTAGAATCCTGATAGATTTCTCTTTGCCTCCACTTGGGAAGCATATACAGGATCTTGTTGATATTTTACAGAATTAGCTTCTGCAATGTACTCCATTTGATTAGAGTACGGTCTTGTTGAATCATTAGCAGTTCCTCCTGCCTCGATTCTCTTAGATGGTGCTGAACCATTAGCTTTTAAGTATCTAGCTTGTAGACCCTCAACTGCTAATTTGGCTAAGCCAATGTCACCAGATTCAATTACAGCAAGATTAAAAGAAGCAATTTCTGAATCACTTAGATTGGACACTGCCCATTCTTGTAACTCTCCATATGCTGCTTGATCTCCTACTACACTTACAATCTCTGCATCGTTCTTAGCGACTTCAGCTTTGTGACCTGCGACAATCATATCAAAGTGCTTACCTAGACCTTGTTCATCTAGAGCTGCCCTTTGTTCTGGTGTCAATGTATCACTTAAAGCTGCATTGATTAGTCCATCTAATCCTTTTGAAAAATCCTCACTAGAGTCCACTTCTTCTACTGGGGCTTTTTTCTCTAATCCAACTGTACTACCAGTAGTCTCAATACTTGTAGAAGTGTCTGCTTGCTCACCCGTGGAGGCTTGCTGAGTTTCTTCTTGATTGGTACCTGCTGATGTGTCGATTGAATTACTTGTTTCAATATTCTCACTACTTTGTTCTGAATTTACTTGTTCATCACTCATAATTAGTTATTCCTTATTCTGGTTGTTGTTTAGCCTGTGCATTTATTGATGGTGCAATGGCTGCTTGTTGTTGTTCAGCTTCTTGTTGCTGTTGTAATTCTAACATTAATTCTTCTTCTGATTTAACTAGTTCTGAAGTACCAATATCTAAACTGTTAGCTACTCTGGCGATCATCTCTGGCATCTTAATGTACCTAGCGAAATCTTGTCCAAGTGTTGCTTGTAAAGTTTGAATAAATGTACTAATTGAACTAAACTCAGTTCCTCTACCTAAAGCAGCTGAACCTGTTGTTACTTCTAAATCAATAGATTCTTTTAATGCATCATTAATTAAACCTTTCTTCTTCAATCTATTCAAGTATAACTTAACCAAAGGTTCCTGTAATACGTTTGCTAGTGTTGAATATATACCACCTAGAGATACCTCAAGTTCTTGTGAAACTCTTCTAATCTCTTCAGCTGTAACTCTTTCAGCATTACGTCTAACTGAGCTATCAAGCAAGAATAGTGTACTAAGATCTAGTCTAAGTATTTCCATCTCTTGTTGAGCTACTTGTAAGTCCATACGCTTATCAGCTTGTAATGTACCAACATCATCTGGTGATCCCATTAGAACATCACCTGAATTAGCTGAGGTTAACTTCTTGACAGTTAGTGTAGCATTAGGTTT